AATTTTTAAGGGAAGAATCTGGTCACAGGAAAAGGGTGAACGCCCTTATACTGGCAGTAACCCACACAATAAGCACTTGCATATTTCTATTAAAGATAACTGTGGTAATGATGATAGCCATTGGTTTCCATGGCTTCTAGTTAAGAAGGTTGAAAAGAAGGCTGTCTTTAAGACAGCAGATGCAGCACGTAACTTTGCTATGAAGTTAAAGCCACTACCTAAAAAGAAGGAAAACAAATGAAAGCACTAGTTGATAAGTTCCTTGGACCTAAAGAAGTAAAGGCAATCAAAGACTACGCTCTGGCAGTACTTGCTGCAGCGGTGACTATGGGTATTGCTTTGGCATCTGATTTGGCTCCACAGTACGCCGTACTTATCGGCGCATTGGCTGCGCCAGCGGCTAAATGGGCTAACAAGAACTCAAAAGACTACGGTCCAGGTTCAGAGTAATACTTATTTAAGGGGCCTAGCAGCCCCATAGAGACAAGAAACCCCCAGAACTGGTAGTTATTACCAGCGCTGGGGGTCTTTTGTTATTTACGCAGTGTATTTAGGATGTCTTCAACCTTTACAAGGTAGCCCTTGCTTGGGTTGGGAGGTATGTTGCAGGTAATGGCTCTTCCCCTAGCCGTTACTACCTGCTTCAGTACCTCCGTTGGTACCAACAGAGTTGCCCCCTCCAGTACGAAAGCCCAGTATTCTGCTTTAGTACTGGACAATCCTGATAGATACCAATTCTCGTTGTTATGTGACCAGCAAACTGTTTCTATGTATAGGTTGCCAGTTTCTTTCCATTTCAAATCTGTCTTGACTTCTACTGTTTTGCCACCTGTTAGTAGTTGTTCTACTAAACCTTCTCCTTCTTGTCCCTTTGCTAGGTCTAAGTCGAAGTCTGATAGTTTACTCATGGGTATCCTAAGTGTAGTGGCTTGACCGTAATCTTTAATTTCTTTCTTAGTACTCTACGTTGGAACTCTGTTGTTCCACCCCAGTATCCAAAGACACCATTCTTAAGTGAGTAATCTAAACACTGTTGTTTAACTTCACAATTGTTACAGATTTTCTTAAGCATACTAACATCTCTATATGTAGAACTACCATCTGGTACAAAGAACTCCTCTGAATCCACACTTCTGCAGTTAGGTTCACCTTGCCAGTCTGGGTATTCCATTTATCCTCCTGTTGAGTAGAAGCCTGAGCCATTAAACTTGACCGCTGGTACTGACCATATACGCTGCATAGTTTCACCACAAGTTGAGCAGGCTGGCGGTATATTTTCGGTTACTTCAATTACATCTGAACAACAATTACATTTAAAATCAAATAGTGGCATTAGATATCGTCCTCGCTTTTTGGGTAAGGGAGTGTGACCATTGAGCCACAGTTAGTGCACTCTCCATCAAGGAAATAAAAGCATAGTTCACCCTCGTCAAATGCAACAAGCGCATGAAATACATCCCCTCCACATACGCAAACATCTCCAATAGATTCTCCTCGCAAATCCATAGCACGCGAGTAATCCGTTGGGTGTAGTAACTCTCTGATTTCTTTGACATTATCATTCTCCTGATTCGTCATCGTCTACCTCTACTAAAGTATCTTCTTCTACGTATGGCCTATGCCCACCAAGATTCCTGATTAAACTACTGACTGCACGCTGCACTTTCATGCGTGCACCGTCTGCTGTTGTAGATAGTTCCTGTGCTATGTCAGACCATTCAACATTTTCTGCTGAGTATTTGATACGAAGTACATTTTGTTTTGCATCTGACAATCTGTAGTAGGCAGTGGCTATGTCTGAGCGGAGTATTAACCAGTTGTTGGTGTCGTTGCTCTCGCCTTTTGAGAACTTGTAGTTTAAGTCCTTGATGGCAGTTGGAATCTCATATGATTCCGCAATGATAGATGGTAAGAACGCTTCGATAACTGACGAGTTATAGTAGTACAGGTCAAGCAGTTCATAGCCAATCTTTCTAGCCTTCTCTCGCTCGCAGTACTTAATTGCTGCATTGCGAAGAGACCGTGCTATTAGTTTGTCTCTGTCTTTCTGTTCTAACTCTGACCACTCTTTGTATTTTTGTGGATGAGAAACGAACCACAGCCATAGTACCTGTTGGATGTCTGGTTGTTCAGTCATTGGGTACTTGCGGTGGTACTCGGCAGCAAGGGCTTGAACCATTGCCTCGTACTCATCTACATACATTTGTTATTTAACGCCTTCCCACTTTCTTCTTTGCACCAATAGTCCAATTATTGCATAGTTTGCTAGGTCAATAAATGAATCTTCGATGGATTCATAGTTGGGCGTGTCGTTATTTTTGTAGTAAAGATTCTCTAACCGTGCCATTTTGTCGTGCATACGCACAAGTAGCCCGTTCATTGCTCCACCTGGGGCATTGGAGATATTCAACGGACCGTAATCTGCATGTTTACGTATCATAATAATACGCAGTTCTTTTAGGATATCTTCAAAGTCATTCAGGTCTTTCACTCAGTATCTCCTTTGCTTCTGTGTCGAATTTGTGCATTGCTTCTGCTACTAATAGTTCCTCAATAGTTTCATTGCCTTCACCTGCTGCTGCTGCCACTATTACTGTGGCTATCATACTAAGCATTTTATGTGCCATGTCTTGGTCTTTGTGAATCATCTCGGCTACATCTCGTAGTGCATTAAGCAGGTCTAGCCCTTGCTTGTCTGATACTGGTAGTCCAAGAATCCGTGGATTGTCTTTAATAAACTCCCATACATCATCTTCATTCGGAACTGAGGCATCTGGCGATTCGCTCATTGATGAAATCTACTCCTTCTTTATGCACGATACTGTTGACATCGTGGCCGTCTGGCATCTGGATAATGTTAACATTGCCTAACTCTTTACTTATCTTCTTACCAAACTCTAGCCCTGGTGCATCACCATCTGCTAGTACGATTACTGTATCGAAGTCATCTAAGATTCTTGTGTAGAAAGGTTTCCAATTGTTAGCACCTGGAATACCTACTGCTGGGTGATTGGTTTTAACGCTGACTGTTATACAGTCTATCTCTCCTTCTGTCACACAGATATAATCTGATGCAGTAAGTACTACTTGTGCGTTAAACATACTGGTTTTAGCACCTGGCATACCCATATACTTTGGGTCTGCTCCGTTCATTGCCCTGAATCTAATATCTACCACGCCTGATGGCGTGATATATGGAATGGCCAGTCTGTCCATGTACTGTTCATGTCCTGGCAGAGCGTCCTTTACTACTCCCAGATGAAAGCGTTGCGCCTCTTCTACCGAGAGATTGCGGCTTGCTAGATAGTCTGCTGCTAAATGTATCTGGCTTGCGTACTGGTGAGTCGCCTGCAAGAGAAATTGTCTGTGCGAACTTGATAGCCTCACGATATGTACCTCCTTGCTTTTGAATAATTAAATCGTATACATCTCCACCTACACCACAGCCATGACATTTGAATCTGTTCTCATCAAAGTTAATACCTGCTGATGCATGTCCATCTTCATGGAACGGACATTTTATTTTGCGCCAACCGCTGCCCTCTGGAGGCACGGTTGCGCCAATGTATCTTAAGTAATCTGCAATACTATGCTTCGCGTCCACGCATTGCGTCCTTAATCAAAGCCAACCATATTTTGGCTGGCATAGTGCAATACCATTCGTCAACATCTTTAGTTCCTTTTTTCTTATGTAGGACAACACCTGTCCAACCTTGGTCGTTAATCATTTCTACTTCTAGTTCTTTTAACCAAGCACTTAGGTCTAACTTAATATGGTTCTTGACTTCAATCGTCACGCCATTGACTCCTGCTATGTCACCTCTGTCGAGGTGGCTGCCTGCTAGTCTGCGTTCTGCATATGGGAATCCATTTGCTTTTAACCAATTAACTGCTGGGATTTCTCCGCCTTGTGTACCTTTACGCTTGGCTGCACTACTCACATTATTCCCTCTTGTTGGTATCTGACTGCTACATCTTCTAAGTACATAGAGTCTGGATTAAATGACAGACTAACATAGTTGCTACCAGTCTGGTCTGCTCGCCCGTATCTGTTCTTAACTGGGGCTACACATAGGTATGTGTCATCCCCTTGCTTCATCTGACCAATTGTAAGAACCATTGCTGGAATTTGATTAACCATACCTTGTACTGCACTACGTGGCTGGCAAGGATAGCCATCGAATCCTTCTTTAGTGTGGTGTAGTACTAGTACTGCTGCGTTGGTATCTCTGGCTAGATACTTGAGTTCTTTCATAACGGCACGCATTGCGCCAAACTCATCGTACCCATCCATTGCTACATCCATAAGATTGTCTACAACAATAAGTGTTGGACTCTTACCCCACACTGTCTCAAAGGCTGAGACTTCATCATCTAAGTCTTTAAGTGTAGGGCTGGATTCAAACGACCAGAACAAATGATTGTTCAGTTGTAGTATCTCATGTGATTTTGTTGGATTATTTTTGAGCAACTGTTCTGCTGCTGCCTGTGTCATCTTGCCTGTCATAGCAATCAAACGCATAGCCATAGTGTGTGCATTGGTATCTGCTGAAAAGTAAAGTGTAGGATGTTTTGTTTTAGCAGCGATAGCCAATGCAACTGATGACTTGCCTGCACC